ACCCCCAGCCGAATTAATAGTGGTAGAGTTATTGGTAACAACCAACTCCAATTTTCCACTAGAAATGTCATAGTACAACCAGAGACCGCCAGTAGCGTCTGTGGCGTCTCCAATTGCAACTAGTGTCTGTTGGGTCTGAGACAGTGTTTGAGAGTTTGTAGCGTCCTTGTGGAGCATAAACTCAATAGTCCAATCATCACCAAGTTTTTCCTCAAGTACATTTCCAGGAACCTTAATTGCACCATTAACCCAAGCAGAATTAGAACCTGCAGGATTGAAACCAAAGATCTTAGCATATCCACCTTCATACTTAACAGAATCGGTAGCACTGAGTGTTTCTAATGTGTAATGACCTGTTTTGTCTGTAGCATCAGAAGCAAATTCACAAACAACTTCATTTCTATTCCAAGAAGTCTGACCGAATGCATAAACATCACCAGAATTATCTACAGTAATTGCATTTACAGTTACACCTTCAATATTATTTTTATTAAATTCTGTATTTGTATGTGTCTTCAGTTTACCATCATATCCAATTTTAGCAGTGTCAAATGTCTTGTATCCTGTTGTGGTATCAGTTCTGGTATAAGCAAGATTCAAATCACCAAAAATGTCGATTGTAGATCTAGATGCCAACTCAATAGAACTTCCAGAAGGAGCTGCATATCTGTAATTCCAAAGAAGATCTCCATCGGTATCAAGTTTACCAATCCAGAAACTATCCTTAGTAGTATTATCGGTCTTAAGTGCTAGTGTAGATGTAATGTAGAACTCATTAAATTCATCAACTACTAAACTAGTATTTCTAAAGGAATATGCAGTATTATTAATTTCTTTGATCCATTCAACTGTAATTACAGAAGTTCCAATAAGAACCTTACCAAAAGCAACTTTACTATCCGCATTACCATCTGTTGATGCTGTTTCCATTACAAAATATACAGCATCATTCAGAACAATCAAATCAGTGATTTTTTCCGATCCAGAAGCAGATGCCAGTTTTCTCTTAGCGGCGAAAGATCCTGCAGCATCAACAGAAGCAATAAAAGCATCTTGTGGATTGGCAGAATTTGTATTAGTGAATCCACCAATAATATAACGACTATCAGAATATCTTTTAACAGTTGTAATATTGTCTGCTCTAGTAGAACCAGAAATTCCCGAATAACCTTTTTGGAAATTGAGAGTTGCACTCAGACCATCAATAGACTGAGTATATTTTGCTAAGATGACATCAGGATTATAAGCAGCAAGAATTTGAGAGTTTGGTCTATTATGTCCTACTACCCAAATATTATCCCCATTTACATCAAGTTTAACAAATTCAGTGTAAGTTTCTCCATCTTGACTTTCTAATCTCTCTTCCCACTCTTTTACACCAAGTTCTGAGAATTTAGAAATAAATGCAACTTCATTTCCATTGGTGTCAAGAGTTTTACCACAGAAGAAAGCATCCTTTTCATCATTAACAAAAACATCATTAACTTTCACATAGTTTTCATTTTGAATCAGTGCAACATAATAATCTGCCTTTTTAAAGATTTGAGGATGACTTAAGATAACTCTAGGATCTTTGGTATATCCAACTCCAGCATTTACGATATCAACACTAGCAATTGATCCTGTAGGACTTACTGTTGCATTTAATCTTGCAGACTCACCATCTCCATCAATAATGATTGTTGGAGGAATTTCAGAATCATATCCAGAACCAGACTGATTAACAACGATTTCTTCAATACCCTTAAATTGTCTAACAACAAACTGTTTATTTGTCTCATCCATGATTGGATTGTATGAGACATAAACAACATCATTGGCAACAATATTGTGGGGCACACTTGTGGTAAGTTTACCGATAAATTCATCACCCTCGGTTTCGAAAGTAAGTCCACTGATAGTCTCACCAGTAATTCTAGAAACTCTAGCAGATACACCAGTTCCATCGGTTTCATCATTGTCAAAAACAAGAATATCATCAACCTGATAGTTCTGACCAGCATCTTCAATAATAAATCCGCTTACAGAAGCATTTTCAAATTTAGTTGTGGTTTCAACCTCAATATCAACTTTAGAATCAAATCTTACTGTTGGGAAGTAGTCAAATAACTGTAATGGTGACTCTTCAAAAATTTGGTCTGGATCATCGGTTTCATCTTGAGTGATAATACCATCTCTATTTTCATCTTCCACTTCAAATAACAGAATATCTCCATTTTCAAGAGTCAATGCATTTGTAGAAGCATTAGGTGCTCTATCAACATCAATATCAACATTTTCGTAAGGATCGCGATATCTTACAACACCTGTTGGAATATTTTGTTGAATTGCATCTTTATTCAAATTCCAAGGATCTGCAATAGAATTAAAACTTGGACCAAGAACATAAGGGAAGACTGGATTTCCTGCCTCGGTGGTGTCAATTGTGACAAAATAGCAATATCTACCTTCGGGGAAGTCGGGAGTCTTACAAAAACGACCATTATATTGATCAAGATCGCCTAATCCAAAACTATATTCATAATCTTCAATAAATCTACCAGCCGCTTCATCAGATAATAGAGGACCCGATTGTCTAACTGGATTTGGGTTTGAAATTTCATTATAAACTAGATTTGTCTTAAGTGTATAAGAAGTATTCAAACGAGTGATATTTGATGACTGATCCGTAGGATCATTATATCCATAAGGACCGTAAATGGGATTACCATCAAATGCCCATCCAATAATAGGAGAGTGTTCTAACTGAGAATCCTGTTCTAAAATAGCACCCGAGACATTTTCAAATAAGTTATCACCAAGAATATATCTAAGTCTCTGGGGATTTGAAATATGGGCGTATTCACCACCATATTGGTTATTGAATCCAGCAAAAACAGAACCTCTTGCAGAATCAACTGTTGTGGTCTCTTCCAGATTATAGGTCCATTGGAACACACTAGGTTCAAAGGTTGCATTAGAACCAGCAGAGGTCAAATTGATTACAGTTGTTCCCTGAACGTAGTTAATACCACGATTGATAATTTCGATATTGGTAACTCTTCCAGCATTTTCACCATCAGTATCAATAGTGGCACGAGCAACAGCACCAAAACCATCACCTTGAATAGTTACTTCAGGTGCAGTGGTATATCCAGTACCTGCAGAAATGATAGCAATAGAAATGATTCTACCGTTACTAACAATCGCTTGTGCAACAGCACCTGTACCAGAACTCAGTGTTACACTGGGATTTGAAGTATACGAATCGCCGCCTGCAGTAACTGAAACTGATTGAATGGGACCACGAACCGAAGCAGTTGCTGTTGCACCAGTTCCACCGCCACCAACAACCGTAATACTTGGTTGAGATGTATATCCAGTACCACCATTATTAACTAGGATACTAGAAACTACACCTTTAGTGACAATAGCAGTCGCAGAAGCACCAGATCCGCCGCCACCAACAATTGAAATCAAAGGAGGTGATGTATAACCACTACCACCAGCATCTACAGCAATTTCTGTAATAGATCCATTAACTGTTACTGATCCAGTTGCGCCAGTTCCCCCACCACCAGAAATGGTAATATTTGGAGGAGATGCGGCATCATAGTCAGTACCAGCATTGGTAATATTAATTGCTGTAACTGGACCAAATGTCTTCTTAATACTTGATTTGTATGACCAAATAGATGTTCCATTAATCCAGGTTCCAATTGGACCTGGAACAATATTATCCTTAATTGAGATAGTAGAAGGATTTAAGGGGAACCTATTTAATTTACGTTGGTTGCCAGGTAAGAGCGCAGATCCTGGGAAAGGTCCAATTTTATAATTGGGAATACCTGTAGATGCAACATAAACATAATCATTACTAAAGAACGAGTTTTGAATATTAGTTGTATATGGTCCGATAGAATTAAATACAGCACTATTATCAGACTTACCTTTATTAAGGTCAACAGATACAAGGATATTACCCTGAGGTACAACGTTAGCAGTTTGTGGAAGTTGATATTGGAATACTGTAGTGCTATCTCTAGAGGTTACTAAGAATGTTCCGTTATAGATGATAGGATTAGCACCATAAACTGTAACCTGATCACCAACTAAGAGACCATGAGGGTTTGCACAAGTAACTGTTGCGAATCGATCATCAACACCACCAAATGTAATACTTTCAACTGTTAAAAGTTTTTTGACATTATACAACCAAGTTTGCAATTCAGGTTTCTGTGAACTGCCACCCAATTTAGATACAGTAAGTTTATCTCCAGCAAGATAGTATGATCCCGTATCTGTTAAGACTGTTTGCTGAGCATCAATAATACCAACAATATTCAAAACTACTTCTTGTGGAGTTCCTTTGTTTACAAAAACTTGAAGGTTAGAAGTGATTTCTGTTGCCGAGTCCCAATCCTCAACAGTTCCATTTACAGAACGAGTACACTCAATAAACTGGTTTAAAGATTTTTCTTTATACTGAATCAGTTCAGTGCCACCAATAATAAATTCACCATTTCTTTCTGGCCAACCAATTGTAGAGTCTACAGTAATAATACTATTAGTTGTGTCAAGAGGTTCAGCAAGTTTTGTCTTATAAGGAACTACAAACGTTCCATCAATCGTCTCTTCAGACAAGACAAGTTCAAATAATTCAACATCAGAAGTTTTAATTGAAATATAGTTTTCAATCAAAGCACTTGCTGCTCTGATATTTGGATCTGCAACACTTTCTTCTTGAGTTAAAAGACCATCTTTAATATCTGTAGGATCACCACTAACAAGAGTTGCTCTAAGAATAGTATCAATAGACCAAGTTGCTGCAGATGGTTTGGTGATTTGATCTTTTGGATAAGAAACTGTTACCTCTTCACCATAAAGAAGTTTAAACAGATATGCAACACTAAACGATGTTCCTTTTGTGGAATAAAAATCCTTTACCGATTTAATTGCATTCCTAACATCAATTTTAGTATAGTCAAGTTCAGGAACATCAGGAAGGAATTGTTCGGTATACTTATCTAAAAGTCTTTTAACAAAAAGAGCATCAAGACACTTAACTTCGGCATTTTCACTTGCTACAGACGCTACAGTATTATTTGAAAATACTGCGTTACCACTTTCGGTATATTCAACAATACCACTAACTGCTCGAGCACAACCTTCAAACTTTGCTTTACTATATCCACTTCCTGATTTGGATACAGAAAATCCAGTAACCTCATTCAATCCAATTTCTACAGAAGATCTAGCTTCTGGAGGATTCTGGATGATAACTTGAGGTGGATTTGTAGGAGAATATCCAGATCCAAAACTTGAGATATTAATATCTGTAATTTTGCCGTTAAAAACACTAGCAGTTGCTGTTGCACCTGTTCCATTACCATCATTATCAACAATGTACACGGAGGGGACATCATCATATCCACTACCACCGTCTAATAATTCAACAGATACAACCCTACCGTCAGCATCAACTAAAGTTTGTAAAACCTGAGCACCAGTAGGATCGACAATAGAAATTCTAGGAACGGTCTCAAAACCCTGACCACCATTTAAAATATTGACTGCAGTAACAACTCCATCGGTAAGAACTGCTTGTATTGATGCATTTACAGGATTAGTACCAGTTGGTTCATCAATATAAACTCTTGGCACGGTTGTATATCCCTGTCCACCATCTATTACAGAAATAGTTCCTGTAATAGATCCATTTGTAATAGTAACTGGACCAAGTTTTGCTCCACCTGGTTGCTTAAATGTAACTCTAGGAACAAATGTATAACCACTACCAGAATTTAAAATTTCAAGACTAGAAACAGATCCATTTGTTACAACTGCTTTTAATTCTGGTACTTTAGCATCTATATTTGCTGGAGATTGAACAATAACGGTTGGTGGATTAGTGTCGCTATACCCTTTTCCACCATCGAGCAGAATTGCACTCTTAATACCATCAATAAGAGCTTTTGCAGAAGCACCAGAACCATCAGGGTGCTGAACAGAAACTCTTGGGGGATATTTGTACTGATATCCAGATCCAGTTTCATTAATGCTGATAGAGGTAAGTTCACCTGCATTATTGATTCTTGCATATCCTACGGCACCAGATCCAAAAGTGGGAATGGGTGCTTCAATAGAATATAAAGAAAGAATTCTTCCGTTTAGTGGTGCTTCATTGAAAATGAATAAATCGCCATCAATAAAGAAATCTACATTTGGAGCAAGAAGTCTATTATCGTAGACTGCTAAAATAAATTCATTAGCAATAGGTTCATATTTGACATTACCACTAGTGAGTTTAAACTGAGATTTACCTTCACCAAAAGATCCAGAAATATTATCAATTGCAACAATAGGATTTTCAATAAAACCACTTAAAAATGTGATATAGGTATTAACATTATCATCTCCAGTAACTCTTGCTCTTGGAGCAGTTGTAAATACAATATCTGTACCATCAACAGTGTAATCTGTATTAGGGATTAAAATTTCACCATAAAGACTAACAATCAAATGCTGAGCCGAAGGAGCAGCAATTGGGGAAGATTGTGATGTAAGAGGAAAGCGAACAGATGTTCCATCGAACAAGTCAATAATTTGAGCAAGTCCAGTCCACTTTAATTTTACTTGATCATATGAAATACCAGGACTCAATGCAATATTAGGTGCATTAGAGGTACTTTCATAATAAATTACCTCATCCCCAATTAAGATAGATCCGTTACTATCTAAAAAACTATCAACACTTTCAACGACAATTTCATCACTATCTGCAGTGATTGGTTCTACAACCTTTGTAGATCCACCTAAGATATTGATATCTAATTTATCAATGTCAAGATATTGTAAAAAGTTATTGACAATATTCTGACCTAGACCAGTTTTTTCCTGAGACCTATAATAGTACTCAATAAACTTATTAAACAGAGGATATTCTGTCTTAAGGAACTCAGGAGACTGAGAAGCGATAGACTGGGAGACCTTATTTATATTCATCTAACTTTAGAAGCAACTAGAATCGTTGAGTGAACCAGGATTAGAAATCGTAGGAATCTCAAGAACAACAGGTGTTACATTGAAATCCGTTGGCGTCAAACTATTTAGAGGGATTGTAGGAGGCACAACAGTGCCAACAGGAGCAACTGTAATTGTTGGCGTAACTATATTAATGATAGTTCCAGGAGTTGTTGCGGGAATAGTTGAATTATTGGCAGGAATAAATTGAACTGGAACTTGAAGATCGGTTGGAAGAAGTGTAATATCAGTAATATCACCAATTCCTGTTGTATCATCAGTGATATTTACTGCACCTGCAGGGAGACCTGTTGATCCAGTGCTGATAATATTAACGGGTCCAAAACATACTTGACCAGTATCATAATTTACAGTTCCTGCATCATCACTGGTATAAATTTTACGAATACCAGTATTGTAGAAAGTTCTTAATTTTCCATAACCATCATCTTCAAATTGCTGATCGACACCAGGTCTATCGGCAGTTCTAAAGGTTCCAGATAAAATTACAGGTTCTTTCTTACAATCACCATCACCACCATCTCTACTAGGAGCACTATTGTATAGATTAGATCCTGTAGCAACACAATATGTGTTCGTTTGGTTGGTATTTGGTTTGATATATTTTAAAATAGTTGTTTGAAGTGATGTATCTGTAATACAATTATTAGAAAGGGTAATTGCCTTTTCAAGTTGTTGTGCTCTAAAAGTAGAGTTGAAATTATTAATCTTGGTTTGTATACCCCAATCAGTAATTGACTTACTAACATCAGTTTCAATTTCAGATGGATTTGATCCACAACCAGTATCGTACAATGCAAATACTTTTACATTGATGTAAATATCATCAGGGTCAACAACAACAGGGTCAATGGATGCCATTGCATAAGGTCTCAAATCAGCGGCAATTTGCTTTTTAGTAGCATCGTTTAGATTTGAACCTGTTTTTGTTTTAATAACAACATAAACTTTTCCATAAACAGGTGGATTGAGAGAATCTCCACCATAAGCAACTACAGAGTCTGCATTGCTATAAATGTTTTTAGTGATAATTGCATAATCTTGAGCAGTTACCGCTCTGTATTGTGCGGAATAATATCTTGGTGCATTATACTTAATAGATTCTACACTCTCTGCACTATCACCCTGTTGTGACTTTTGCTTCATAGTCAAAGCGACATTTGAAGCAGCGTATGCTCTACCATTATTATCTTCAATTCTACCAATAAAGGCAAAAGATGCGACTTGATTACCATCGGCACCAGATGTAACCAAATACTCGAGATCAATGACCTCACCATCCTTCACTGCTCTACCAACACTATCATCACCAAATCTAATCTCATACCTCATGTCTTCAGTCTCAGACAAGAAATATGAACGAGTTGTAGGTGTTACAGTAGCAACTGTCTCTGCACGACTATACAGGTCAAACTGAGTGGAGGATTCGTTTGGTCTTACTTTTACGACCAAGGTTGAAATATCTGCATCCTCAGAAGGAATTTTGTATGTCTGCTTACCAAACGTATTAACAATATACGAGAATGTAACTGCACTACCTTCATGAACAGTTACTGCATCAAATATTGCAATGCCAGTAGTTTGATTTACACTAACTGTAATATCACTTAAAGTATTCCAAATATAAGCACCACCCGACGCTACAGATCCTTTCTTAAGTGTTACTGAAGTAGGATATGCACCATTAATCTGCTGAGTGGTCAATTCAAGTCTTAAACAAGCCTTTGATGCTGTAATTGATCTAGGGACATAATTAAGCAACTTTGCAAGATTTACAACATTGTCCCGTATCGTAGCAGAAGGCAAAAATGCCTCATTCATTGCCATGTTTGCATTGAATGAGGTGTAGTAAGTGTTATATGCTAACAAGTCAATCAAATATGACAGGGATGACCCATCAAAATCATAATCAGTAAACTCGGTTCGAGTCCTCAAGTATGACTTGATTGAAGATTTAATATCTTCAAAATCTAACGCTGTTAGGTTATTTGGTTGCATTACTCTGGTCTCTGTAAAACAAATTCTATTGTCTCAACAATAGGTAAACCAACTATCTGATATTCAATAGTTACATTTAGTTTATTGCCCTCAAAAATTGGAGTAACATCTACATTTGTAAGTTTTACTCTTGGTTCATATTGATTAATTGTCAGTGCAATTTCTTCCATGATAGCATCTGCAGTAAATGCATCCAATGGTTCAAATAGTAGTTGAGAAACTGATGAACCAACTAATGGTTGAAATGGTTTTTCTCCAGGAGCAGTCAAAATTAAATTTTTAACTGCTTGTTTAATGGAGTTATCATTATTCACGACAGAGAGATCGTCGGTAAAAGGATTCTTGTCAAAATTGACCGAAAAATCCTTAAAACTTTTCGATCTTTTTAAATTAGAACCACCTATCTTTTTTAAAGTCATCTCCCTGTAAGGACTTTATACAAATGTATTTATCGCCCTTGACCCCGATAACGTTTTTTTGCATTGTTACGACTGGTAGAAGCATACTTTGTATGCTGTCCAGAACCTTGACGAGTCTTTTTGGGAGTTGCTTCGATCATATTATCGCCAGTGAGCGATTTCTTCATTTTTGCCATAATTAACCTTGAATAAGTCCAATAAAAACATTTGGGCTGCATCCAGTCACCACGGAGGTGCATGGAAATGCGGGTGAGAAATCCCCATAAGGATCTCCAAATCTACCTGCACGACGACCATTGATAAAGACCGTCTTGACGGTAGCGAACAGTTTACGAGCGTGTCCTACAGGGGGTTCCCTCCCTGCCAAAGTACCAATTGTACACCACCATGCATTATTGGGGACTACACCTGGTGGACACCCCTTTGGAATGCCAGTGTAACCCACACCATGCATAGTTGGTGTTGGATGTGGAATTAATATATCCTGATCCAGGATAGGACCAATTGCATTAATTCTAACGGTTCTTGCCAACTCAAGAGCTGAAGTCTGAGGTGTAGGCGGCCACAATGTGGTCGCATTCATCAGCGTAACAGTTTTAGGAACAACCTTAACATCTGTGTTTGCAGGAATTGTACATTTTGGTAGAATACTTCCACCCAATCCAGGATGATGACTGGACCCAGATCCTGCTCCGTGTCCACTGCAAGTGCCCATGAATAGTGCTGCTGCTGCCATTTTTACTCTGCGAAAGGATTACCGTATGCTTTATGTGCCCGTACAACTGTTCTAGCATCTCTACTAAGATCATGCCAGACAGTTATTATACCACTTGCTTCCCATGCTTGGCAACCAGGACCCAATATATTTGGATTCATCGTATATACTTGTTCCACAGTAACACTATTTCCTTCAGAATCAGTTGAAGTGGTGCTAGTATCTTGTTGCTTTTGTGGTGTATTACACGTAAAGTGTGATGTACCAATATTGACGGGCGTACAACCTAAGGTCACAGTAAGTTTTCTAACTTTACCAGGATCTGGTCGATATTGTTTCATCATATATTTAGTACCTTCTGATGCTGTTGGTAAGTTCGTAAAACTGCCAACGTTGGTATTTACAAGAGATTCTTGAAAAGAAACATATTCGGGATATTTCGCTTGAGTGATAGCATCAAGATTTTGATTCCAAGTATCTTTACTTCTCTTCTTATCCTGCCTAATAACTTTTTTATATTCTGACGGAATAGGAGTTTGTCTCAAATAACTTAAATCATACTCTGGTGCCAACTTCTTCAGAGGTTCTGTAGCATCGGAAAGGAATTTACCTTGATTTTTTTGATGAATTCTATCTCTATCAGGATCCAGTTTGATGTCCATGGGAGCCTTTTTCTTTGTATTATCTCGCTCTTTAGGAACTTGAAGGTATGAATCTTCAATTGCCTGTAAATCCTGTTGATTAACATTGACGGCACCTTCTTTATTACTAGTAGAAATGTCAATTGGCATGTCTTTCATGATGCCTTGGAACTCATCTACCAAGTCCTCTCTATATCCGTCATTAGGCACAGTCTCACGTTCTTCCTCATAGAGGTTCTTGATCTGTAGTTGTGGTCTAACTGCCGCATCATATCCCTTTCCTGGGTTTACAATTTTTACAGAAGTCAGTGTTCCACCAACAAAAGTACCTTTTATCTTTGCTGGGACGTTATTTCCGCCTTTTTCGGAGACGGCTTCAAGATCTGCAGCACCATCCTTCGTAACTACCTCAAATTTTAGTTCAGTTCGAGTAGTTGTTAGAATAAATTCGGGTTCTCCGTCGTCTGTAGACTTATTTTGCAGTCCAGTTTCGTTATCAGCAGGGTTAGTGACCCCCAAAATCGGGTCTCCTTCTAATTTATCCAAGTTAAGTCCACCATTAGTGACCTCTTCCACTTGAATTCGCGCAGAACCGCCAGCAATAGTGATAATATCACCAACAACATAACCACTACCCGCAGTATTCACCTTGATTGAGGCGATACCATTCACCACATTCTGTGTTTGTGCGTCTTCATCGTAAATAATGATGTCATCAACCTCAATATCAACGGTCAATCCGCTTCCAGTACCACCAGAAGTCGCAATATTCTCATCTTCACTGTATCCAGATAACTCATTTCCTTGATTTAGTTCAGCAAGACTACTAGTTTTAAAACTAAAGACGCCAGAATCGATGTTAATGTCCGAAATTCCGCCATTTTCGTTCACCGAAATGAATGCAACGGGCGAAGATACAGTATTAAAGACATCTGGCGCGTCTGCATTGACATCTCCCGTCATATATTGCAAAGATTTATCTAAAAATTCATATAAACCAACTAACATTGCACGATCTACGATGCCATAACCCGCTTTTACAGTAACAATGTGGTTCCTACTGGAGGTGTATTGCGTGTCTTTAACAAAATCATTACCATTTCCGTCAAGATACGCCACATGATACGGAAATTCACCTACTTCAGTGTGAAAAGTACGGGTAATCTCATGTCCATTGATCGTATCACCTACTCTCATGATGTCTTGAGGGTCGCCGCCCGACAAAACCGACACAGGACCAACAGCAGTGATCTTTAAATTGAGTGTTAAATTAACTAAAGTGTTGTCATTTTTACGAACTGAAGTTGATAAACTAAAAGTTTGACCTACACTAAACCCTGTACCAGGATTCAAGATCTCTGCTGCAGTCCATCTAGTGCCAAGCATCACTACGTTTGCACCAGAATCATCAAAAATAGATGCAATTCTAAATTTAACTCTTAAATCAACTGCATTTACACCATCATTAAGTTCAAAAATCTCAAAATCTTGAAATCCAGCATCATCAGTCGACCATGGATTTTGACTTGACGTATATGCAATACCACTTTGTTCTGCCGCATCCCAAGCATCAGCATACGTTACACCATCATAACTGACTTCAAAGTCTAAAACACCATTAGGTAATTGACTTGAGAACTGATCATAACTAAATGCAATCTTGAGTGACTCGGTATCAACTGCAAATAATGTTGGATGTGGGCAATCAGAATCACCTGTTAGATCTTCAGAACCAGTATAATTTAATGTGGTTTTAGCAGGACTACAAGTAAAGTTTGTACATGGAATACATCTTACCCCGTCCTCCGATTCGGAAGATGAACTGCCTGGACTTCCAGGATCATAACCAGGATCTCCTGGATTGCCAGAAGGAGGAGTGCCAGGTGTTGTAGTAGTAGTGGTTCCTTCGCGGGTCTCTAAATGATACGCTGCCTGACCTATATGCCCTGCTTCATCGGATGTATCATAAAGATACGCAAACCAAGTATCAGAATACTGAAAATCAAACGATAACTCATGAGGAACATAATCCAATGCAATTACGCTATCAGTAAAATTATCTCTACCAAAATCTTGGGTGCAATTATCTACTTTAGTCACCATACCACAAATAGCAGGTGGTGGTCCTAATGCAGTATCATACTCAACTAGATACGACTCATACATGACAGCATCAGATTCTCTGTCTGGAAGGTTATATCTTCCATCAGAACGAATCGTAGACTGTGGATACTCCTCATATTCAAATGTTACGTTGCCCGCTGTGCCCGCCGCTGGAACGTACTGATAACAATGATTCGCATCACATTCAGGATTTGAATCATCTAATGGATCGATAGTATACTTACACCCCATCTTCTAACTCTCTTAACCTCCTATAGATCTCATCATAGTTTTGTTTTAAGTTTAGATAGTCCTCATAACCGTCTGGTTTGTAATAAGTCTTGTCTGGTGTGGGTAACTCGGACACATACTTTTCAACGTCTTGTAGGCGCTTCCCGAGTCTTCTCAGACACTCATTAATGTTCGTTAGTGACTCTCCAATTTGATTGATTGGTACTTCAACTAATTCTTCATTCATCAACTGCTTTCCTTAGAATAAATGCGTTGTCTTCAATTTCATAATCAAGTTCTGTCCCAATATCCCATCCCAGTTCTTCACATGCTTCATAAGGAATCGTGAGAATTAAATCACCGAAATCATCTTCTTCTAATCTGGTTGTGAATCTATGGGACATACTTCTATAGGCGGTTTCTGACTTGTGGATTGTCTGTGGGATTATCTTCTTTCCACTCAACCCATAGTGTATATAGATCATCTAATACTTGAGAAGCATAAGATGATGCATAATAGTCAGCACAGGCATACATCCGAGGGTCTAGAAAGGACTCTCTGATAATTAATTGCTCCAATGCCCATACTCGTGTGTCTTGTCTCTCTATGCGCGTCTTGGAGTCCATTTTTTACCTCAGAAAATTTTTTTAAACCTGTGGAAAACTTTATTCAAATAATATATCAATCGCTCTGGGGAACCTTTGTAGGTTAGGGTAGTGGCCGTTTTTTATATTTAAGGGGGCCAATTTAACTGCCAAAGTATAACTTAATGACTGCCGCTAAGTGTTACATAGTTCCTCCGATATTCCTCCTCATTATACCCTACTGACCTGGGAGTTGTCAACTACTTCCCAGAACCATCCGATAGACTTGACATAATCAAAGGGAGACATTCTGTCAGTCTTCGGATATTGCTCATCACGTTCAATCCGTAATCCATCGATGTACCTCTCAAGATCATAGATGCTCTCAAAGGTTCCTCTGAGGGTCTGCTGATTGTCGTAGATAGTGTAATGCATAGGTGTTGAAGATACTAGGAGGGTTTCTGAACCTCTACAAGGTTATTGTACCATAGTTTGTGATACTTGTCAAGTGCCTCTGAGTGACACTGTGGGGCGAATGATTAGCAATGGTGATGAGAGTATCTCCGAGGTGATTAGAGGGGGTTGACATCTGTTAGGAAACGTGCTAAGAGTACATTTTGTGGAGACATTTAGAGAGGGATTAAACACACATAGTAGTTTATTTAATGTTTTCCACAATCTCCGCATTTTCTGTGGAAAACTTGTTAGTAACCTCTTTGGGAGTTTCTAACACTTTGTCCCAATATCTAGAATATACACAGAGACAAACTTGTCGGATGGGGTGTTTAGAATGCTCCGCTTCTTCAGGGGGTTTTGTATACTCCTTGACGCATATGGTGATGTAATCTTCCGAGATGAAATTGACGTATCCATAGTGATCATTATAGGTGACAAATTGACCTCTGTAGAATTTGTTCATCTGTGGAAAAATGCGTCTGTGTTAGTTATGCTATGATCGCATAGATTTTTCGTATTGTCTACGTTCTAGATATTCTTCGTAATCATCAGGTGACATAATATCATCCCAATCACCATCACTTTGATCGTTGCAATACTTCATCGCAATTTGATACGAAGGAAGGATCGATTGTGCAGTATTTTTGTAGTTTTGCATCTTGTAGTTTTGAAATGGAGTTAATAGCGTTGATGCCAATGTTAGCACCGATGAAGATAATGAAAGCAGCGAGGATTAGTCTCATTAGTTGTTCTCGTCCTCCAGCATATCAGGATAGAATTCTTCTACTTCTGAAATCAATTCACCAACGGAATACTTATCATAATTGTCACTCAAATAATCATATGCTAATTGACACAATCCATCAATATCCATACCATCAATAATGCGGTTAATCATGTCCTCTTGGAGTTGATCACGATCGATGATGTTGTCGTTAGTTTGTGTCATTGTCATCAGAAAGAAATGGTGAATTGGTTGTTATTGGGGCGGACGAACTCTGAAGCGTTTTGTAGTTGATCAGCAGTGAATGTTCGTGCGTCGTTGTTATTCCAGAGGAGGACGCCGATGATAACTAGCAGGACAAATTTCATGTGGATTGATAACAGGTTGCTAGAGGAACGTTTCTTACTTAGTGCTTTCAACATATCAGGCGAAGACATAACCGTTGTCAAATTCTTCGTTTACGAACTTAGATTGTCCGTTAATTGCACCTGCAAACTTACGAACAAACCACTTGAAATCTTTCTGGAAAACACCTTCACCAGCAATGCAGAATTCATCACAAAGTGCATTCAAACGTGACTTAGTTGTAGTAGTCTGCCAACCACCATCAAAAATGGTCATATCAGTATCAGAAACAACAGCAATTTTATTGCCATGAAGACGAACAATTGATTCACCAGTTTCCTCGTTAAAGTGAACAGAAGTGTTACCAGATTGCCAGTTGATGTTCTTTTGAACAGCGGCACACATTTGGGATTCGATCTTACGCATGATGAGAGAGTTGAGTGAATGTTTGGTGGGGTTGGTTTCCCTCCCCCCGATGTCTTTATTATAGGCGATCAGGGGGCGCTGTATACCCCTTAGGTGCCACTTATTACACTGGCACACTATATCTTTACACTAACTCCTGCTGGTGTAATGTATATTGTTCCTCTGTACTTTCATCAACACATTCTTGAATAACAGTGTAAATGTAGTCGATGTTTCCTACATCGTTGAAGATTTTTTCACTCAATTCTTTATCAGCATGAGCAGGATATTGCGGTTCATCGTTATCATCATAGACCACACAATCTTCAGCAGTGTAGATCCAAGCAGCACAATATGCTTCTGGTCCCTGTTGCTCAATCAGAGTATTTACGCGGTCTTTGA